AGCTCAGCAGGCCGAGGTTGATCGCCTCAATATCCAAGCTAGAGTCAAGGAAGCTGCGCTGGTCGCTGCTGTAAACACAACCGCTGACGCACTAAGGAAGACAAATGAGAAAGCCAAAACTGCTGCGCAAGAGCGCGATGCTGCTATTACTGCTGGCACTTACAAGCTGCTGGTTCCTGTCCAAGCGACCTGCCCCGTACCAGCCACCGCAGATTCCCCCGCTACCGCAGGAGATAACAGAGGAGAAGCTAGAGCCGAGCTTGACCCAGCGTTTGGAAAAGCTCTTTTCCAATTGACCGAAGAAGGTGATCGCGCTATCAGGCGCTTGAATGCTTGCATCAGTTTGTACAACAAAGCAATTGAATCACAGAAGGAAATGAAATGACACAACTTACCGCCAACTTTAGCCTGCATGAGTTGACCAAATCAGAGACTGCTTTGCGCATGGGCTTTGACAATACGCCCGGCGAAGCCGAGACAGCTGCCTTAAAGCTCTTGGCCGAAAAGGTGCTTCAACCTGTGCGTGACCACTACGGCAAAGGTGTCAAGTGTAATTCTGGATTCCGCAGTCCTGAGAGTAATGCAGCGGTCGGAGGGTCGAAGACCTCAGACCATTGCAAGGGCCAAGCAGCCGATATAGAGATCCCCGGCGTACCCAACGCTGAGCTTGCCCAATGGATCATGGATAACTTAGAATATACCCAGTTGATACTGGAGTTTTACACTCCGGGCATTCCTGACAGCGGATGGGTGCATGTCAGCTACGACCCAAATAACCTGAAGAAACAGGAGTTGACCGCCATGAAAGTCGCTGGTAAAACCCAATATGTTCCCGGTCTTGTAGCTTAACTATCATGCCCCTCAAAAAACTTCTTTTAAAACCCGGCGTAAATAAAGAAAACACGCGATATACCAATGAAAATGGCTGGTATGACTGCGACAAAATTCGTTTTCGCCAAGGTACACCAGAGAAGATTGGCGGGTGGCAGCGTATTTCTGAGAACAAATATCTTGGTGTGTGCCGATCATTGTGGGCATGGGTCACTTTAGGTGCGCAAAAACTTCTAGGGGTTGGAACAAACCTCAAGTTTTATATTGAGAATGGCGGCGTTTACTACGATGTAACTCCGCTGCGCTCTTCTGACAACTTAACAAACCCGTTTGCAATGGTAAGCGGGTCTTCTGTGGTCACGGTGACTGACGCAAGTGGTGGATACGTTACCGGAGATTTTGTAACTTTTTATGGTGCGACCGCAAATGGTGGCATCACTTTACTGGGCGAGTATGAACTTACCGTAGCAAGCGGCACAACTTACACGGTAAATATTGAATCAACAGCAACAATCAGCATTTCCTCTTCTGCCCTGTTTACAGCACAATTTAAGCTTGCCAACAATATAGCAGTGACTCTTTCTTCTAGTGGAATGCTGCCAAGCCCGTTTGTTGCTGGCACAACTTACTATGTTGTGAATACTTCTGGGTATACCTTTAACCTTGCGACCACGCTTGGCGGCGCGGCCATCAGCACTGTTGGATCTATTCAGTCTGGCGTTCATACTGTTACGGCAAAAGCAGCATCAACAGGATCCGGCGGCGGCACTGTAAGAGCTACATATCAGATAAACACTGGTAATGCTTATGCGGTTGGCCTTGTTGGGTGGGGTGCAGGCGGCTGGGGTACTGGCGCTTGGGGAGAAGGCACAGAATCTACGCAGACATTTAGATTGTGGAGCCAAAGTAATTTTGGGGAAGATCTGATCTTTGGCCCAAGGGGTGACGCTATTTACTACTGGGACGCATCTACAAACGTTTCTGGTACTCCGTTCACCATAACCATCGCAAGCCCTGCTGTGCTTTCAACTTCAATTAGTTTGAGCAACGGTATGGCAATAGCTTTTACCACTGATGGCTCGCTGCCAACAGGAATCAATGTGGGGCAGATTTACTATGTCATTAACTCAACAGGTTTGACATGTAATCTTTCAGCCACTTATGGCGGGTCAGCCATAACCACAACTGGATCACAATCTGGATCGCACAGAATTTCACCAAGAGCCATTCCGCTTTCAAGCATGGGCGGCGCATCAAATGTTCCAATTGAGCAGAACTATTTGCTTGTGTCTGATTCCAGCAGGTTTGTGTTTGCTTTTGGAACAAATGAGCTTGGATCAACAGTATTTAATCCAATGCTGATCCGTTGGTCTGACCAAGGCGATCCTGTGAATTGGACACCCAGCGCAACAGTTCAAGCTGGATTTACATATCTATCTCATGGCTCAGAAATTGTCACGGCCATGCAAGCCCGTCAAGAGATTTTGGTGTGGACGGATTCCTCCATATATTCCTTGCAATATCAAGGCGCACCAATTGTTTGGTCTACTCAAATCGTAGGAGACAACATTTCAATAGCTGGTGAGAATGCCGTGGCATATGCAAACGGCGTAGCTTATTGGATGGGTGTGGATAAGTTTTACAAATACGATGGTAGGACGCAGACTCAGAATTGCGATCTGCGTCAGTATGTGTTTGAAAACATCAACAAATCTCAATTTGCTCAAGTGGTTGCTGGAACAAATGAGGGTTTCAATGAGATCTGGTGGTTCTACTGCTCAGGCACAAGCACCACAATTGACAGCTATGTGGTGTACAACTACATGGAAAACCAAGGCCAAGGCGCTTGGTACTACGGCTCTATGGGTCGTACAGCGTGGCTGGACAGCGGTTTAAGAGATTACCCAATCGGCGCAACGTATGACAACAACATTGTCAACCATGAGCAGGGCGTGGACGATAACACCACATCTACAACAGAGCCAATTGAAGCATTCATTACTTCTGCTGAATTTGACTTAGATGATGGCGACAAGTTTGGATTTGTGTGGCGTGTGTTGCCGGACATTACGTTCCGTGGTTCTACCGCTGCCAGTCCACAGGTCACCATGTACTTGAAGCCTATGCAAAACTCAGGCTCAGGTTACAACGTGCCTGCCTCTGTTGGCGGAGAAAACAATGCAACGGTGACCAGAACGGCAGTGTTACCAATCGAAGAATTTACCGGTCAGATCTACACTCGCGTGCGTGGGCGACAGATTGCAATGGAAGTTAGATCGACAGCCACTGGAGTAACTTGGCAGCTTGGTTCTCCTCGTATTGACATCAAGCAGGATGGCAGACGATGACTTTAATCGTTACCTCTGAATTTGAATTGAATAGGGTTGCTGCGCCTGCGCTGCCAATCGCTCCAGAAGCATATAACCGCTCGTATCAGGATCAGTTAAACAATGTATTGCGCCTGTATTTCAACAGGACGGACAGTATTTTGGGCGCATTGCAGCCCGTGGAAACGATTAACACGATCTCTTTTACGGTCTACACAGTGGCAACGTTACCAAGTGCTGTTACCTTGGGAGCTGGAACTAAGGCGTTTGTGTCTGATGCCAATGCCACAACATTCGCATCTATCGTTGCGGGTGGCGGATCCAACAACATACCTGTATATTCTGACGGAACAAATTGGAGAATTGGTTAAAGATGAACATAGATTTCATTGAGCTATTCAACAAGGTTGGCAGGGTTGCGAGGCCTTCCCATCATGCGTTTGTCCCTGTCTCCTCTATGGAGGAAAAGTTTGCGGAGTCATGCTTTGACTCTTTGGACATGTTGATGATTGTCATGTATATGTCTGAAATATACGATATTGACGATGAGATTGCCAAAGAGATGTATGCAGAATCCATGCAGGAAATGTATGACTTGATTCAGCAGCACAAGAAGCGCGATCCAGAATCAATTGAGTGGGCTATGGAGATGATTAAATAATGTATTTGACAAACTATCGCACTGCGTTTGCCAGCCATGTGGAATTGCTGGAGGATATTATCTTCCCGCAAAAAGTGCATTGGTTCCCAGATACCTACAAAAGAGCATCGACTGGTTTGTTTTACCCGCCACATAAGCTTGCTGAAAAGGTGCTTGACCCTGAGCTTGTCACGCAATTACGGGAAAACAAAGTTGGCAAGACTGCATTTATTCTTGCTGCTGGTAATTCTCATTTTGCAGGCATAGGCCCAAGAGTAAAACCTCCTACGCAGCTTTCGTATGAGTACAAGTTCTTGCCGTTTACCTTGACTCAGGTGTACGCAGGCAGAACAGCTCAGTCTCTTGGAGCCACCGATCACATCATGACAGATGCCACGGCCTGTGCCTCAAGCCTCAAAGCTCTGATGGATGTGCAGACACTTATCAAGTTTTATGGATTTGATCGGGTGATTGTTTTGTCACTGGAAGACGCTGTATCTAACTCTGTTTTGGAATTTTTTGGAGAGGCAAAGGCATCTTTGCTGTGGAAAGATGAGCAGGAAGGGATTCTTCCCTCTGCTTTTGATGACAAAAACCACGGGTTCTATGTTGGTCAGGGTGCAGTTTTGGCTGTGTTTGATTCTGCAAAAGTTTGTTTTGCAGGCAAGAGTAACCCAATAGCATCCTTTCGCGGCGCATTTACAGCCAGTGAAGAATGTTCAAATGCCATTGGCCAAAGGGAAGATGGTCAAGGTTTTATCCGTGCAATGGATGGCGCTTTTGCTGTTGCCAAAGAAAGCCCTCGGCGTGTGGGAGTTGTAAAGACTCATGGCACAGGAACTTTGAGCAACAACTTGGCTGAGAAAGCGGCTTTGGAAACGTTACCAGCAGACTTTGTGGCAACCTCATACAAGGCCAAGATTGGTCACACTATGGGCGCAAGTGGCTTGCTGGAGACATGCCTATTAATTGATAGCCTAAAACAGGGAATTGTTCCTAAAATTGAGAATAGAACAGCAGACGATTCAAGGTTTTTGTCGCAAGATGTTGCCGATCCGGGCGGATTGATTCTGAGCTTGGCAGCGGGTATGGGTAATGTTTATTCGGCGGCACTGCTGTCTATGGAGATTTGATATGTCAAAGATGGTAAACAGCAAGGACAAAGAATTAAACAGTGCAGAAATCATAATGATTGCACTGGAAAACACAAAGTCCAAGTACCCGCCAAAGATTGCTTACCCTGCAATTGCTGCCGAAATGACGCAGCCAAATACAGATGTCAAGCAGCTTGGAAACACAATGTTTGTTTTGCATAGAGCAGATGAAGATCAGGCATTTTTCAAAGCATTGAATGCTGATACGGCAAATAATTTTGTAGAAAACAGCAAGAAATATGTTGTGTATGCAAAGAAAGATTTAGGACTGAAAATTTTGGTTACTGAGTTTGAAGACCCTGCGATCAGCACATTGTTTCATATGATTGCAAAAAATCCACCTATGCCAAACATGGGGTTTCAGGAATACAAAGTTTCGCCTAGCGTAAACAGAATTGTTTTGAATTTAGGGTGATATATGTCAGCAGTTGTCGAAATAATTGAAGCACCGTTCAAAGCAGTAGAGGCTGTAGGCAACGCCGTTGGTAACGTTGTTTCTGATGTCGGCAATTTTGTAGTTGAAAAAGTTGTTGAGCCTGTAGCCAAAGCTGTAGACAACACCATTCAAGCAGCCATCAATGATCCGATAGGAACGGCTGTAAAGATTGCAGCCATATCCACTGGCAATCCTTATATTATTGCTGCCGCCAATACAGGTGTTGCTCTTGCTCATGGCGCTGATCCAGAGGATGCTTTAAAAGCTGGAGCTAAAGCTGCCATCATGTATGAAGTTGGTTCGGCGGTTGGGGATTATGTTGCTCCAGAAGCTGCTGAATATTTTGGCCCTGATAACGCTGCGGCTGCGTCTGCGGTAACAAATGCGGCAGCAAGTACGGCAGCAGCGGCGGCTGTTGGCGAAGACCCATACCAAGCACTGCTTACAAGCGGAGTCAGCTCTGCTGCTGGTGTGATTGCTAAACAAGTTCCGGGATATGAATCTTTAAGCTCAGCCCAACAAAAGGCATTAAAGACAACGATTGCCGCATCTTTGCAAGGCAAAGACCCAAGCCAAGCCCTTGTCAACCAAGCTTTGCAAGTCGGTGTCAATTACCTCAAAAATAAAGATGATGGTTCAAACTATGGTTATGAACAAGCACCTGCGGAAGAAAAAACCACAACACAAGACGAAGTTGATGCGTTAATTAATAGTGGATTAACCGAGGATGATGGTTCAAATTATGGATATGAGCAGGCACCTGAGCCCACTCCTGAGACTGACAAAGAACCACCTGAAGTAACTACAGCGCCAGTTGATATTGAGACAGATAAAACTGTTGTAGATGAATTGCCTCCGCTTGATACGCAAGATTTGCCGCCTGTAACCAATGTTGATTTGCCCGAGGATGACGGTTCAAATTACGGGTATGAGCAGGCACCTGATTCCATTCCAGATACCGGTGAAAAATTACCCGAAGTTGTTGTTGCGCCTCCAGTAAAAGATGAGATTAGTGATCTTGTTGATAGTGGGCTGGTTGAAGACGCAGGAACTGACTATGGATATGAACAGGCTGCACAAGAAGAGACTGAACCTCCTGTTGAAAGCATTACCCCTACCGCACCAGACTCTGGCGAAAGTTTGTCTGAAGTAGTTGTAACTCCACCAAAAGATGATCTTGAGCTTCTTGCTGAAAACGGCTTGGTTGAACCTGTCGTGCCTCCTGTTGAAATCAGTGCTCCCGAGGCACCAGACTCTGGTGAAAGCCTATCTGAAGTTGTTGTAACTCCATCGGAAGATGATCTTGAGCCTCTAATTGACAGTGGCTTAATTGAAGATGACGGCTCAAATTACGGATACGAACAAGCG